ATGCCGACCCTGCCTACGTCGAGCAGCTGAACTCCGAAGTCCGCGTCAAGGACCGCCGGACAGGCAAGGCCCACTGGATTCTGCCCCAGGGCAAGAAGGACAACCACGCCCTCGACTGTGAAATCCTCGCCCTACTGGCCGCCGTCCGCTGGGGCATCGCTGGCCGAGAAGTGACGGAGACCGACTTGACTTCCACATGAGCCCGGGCAACCTATCAGCAAGGGACGCGGCGCCAATAGTCTCGGGAAGGAAGAAGCTCGTGGCGTGGGTTGGTCGTCGCGTCCCCCCTATCGGCTTCCATTCTGGGCATATCTAAATGGCCTCTGGACTCTTCATCGGACTTACGGAGTGCGAACTCCTCGACATTAAAGCCAAGGCTGTAGCCATGATTACCGAGGGTAAGACGCTGATGTCCTACTCGGACTCTGGCTCCTCGGCGTCCAAGCAGTTTGCTATGCCCCCAAAGGAGATGCTCTCGGAGGCGATGTTCGCCCTGAGCCGCCTCGATCCCGAGACCTACGGCAGGCGCACGACCGTCATCTCGACCTCCTGGTCTACGCGTCGCGACTAATCTATGGCCCCCCGCAAGAAGACCATCCCCACTGTCAGCCTCCGCAAGCCCGTCCTCAAGGCCGCGGCGGTTGCGCCTGCGCTCAAGCCACAGGCCGCCACGATGGACAACCAGGGCAGCGGCTTCGGTGGCAGCTACTCCGGCTGGCAAAGCACGATGTTCTCGAACGCTCGCCGCGCTATCTTCGGACAGGCACCGGGCGACCTACGCCAAGACCTGACGCCGTGGAACCGCATGGCCATGATCCGCAAGTGCCGCTGGGCGGAGCGGAACAGCGGCCTGTTCAAACAGATTCTGGCTGACATGGTTCTCTACACCGTGGGCGACGGCATCAAACCGCAGAGCCACGCGTCGACCCCGGAGATGCAGGAGGTCTACGAGGCCTACTTCGCCGAGAAGGCCAAGCGCATAGACATCACGAACCGCTTTTCGTTCTACCAGTCCCAGGCTATTCTGCTCCGCGGTATGATCCGTGACGGCGACTCCTTTGCCGCCAAGGTCCGCAACGGTGCAGGTGATGCCAAGATTCAGCTGATGGAAGCCCACCGCGTCGGAGACCCGCTCGACGAGACCGTGGTCATCCCGGGCATCCACGACGGAATCATCTTCGGTCCGTATGGCGAATACATCGCCTGCAACGTCTACAAGTCAGACGGCGCAAACCGCCAGATTCTCGGTCAGTCGATGATGCACATCGTCGACCATGAGTACGCCAGCGGAGCGCGCGGTGTGCCCCTGCTCCAGCACAGCATCAACTCTATTCAAGACGAAATGGAAATCCTCGCTCTCGAGAAGCAGGCCGTAAAGGACAACGGTGACGTCGTCCGTACCATCTCCAAGCAGGGCGGCGTTCTCGATCAGGACACGGCCAACGAGCTGGGAGCGCTGAATGTACCGTCCTACACTTCCATCGCCAACACGATGGGCGGCAAACTTCTGGTGCTCGACCAGGGCGAGTCCCTCAACTCTTTCCAGAGCAACCGCCCGAACGCCACCTTCAATGGTTTCATCGCCGCCCTTGAGCGCGACATCAGCATGGGCGTGCTGCCTTACGAGTTTGTAAGCGACCCTTCTAAGCTCGGAGGAGCATCCATCCGGCTAGTGACTGCCAAGGCCTCTCGAGTGTTTGGCAAGTATCAGAATACGATTATTGAAACCTTCTGTCTGCCAACGTGGGGCTACATCATCAGCCAAGGCATCGCTTCCGGAGAAATCCCAGACGACCCTAAATGGAACGAGGTCTCTTGGACTACTCCTAAATCTGTCACCGTAGATGCTGGCCGTGATGCTGCCAACGATCGTAACGACGTTGAGATGGGCCTCCTGTCCATGTCTGAACTCTACGCCCAGCGTGGCCTCGACTTCCGCACCGAGATGGACAAGCGCGCCAACGATATGGCCTTTATTATTGAAAAAGCCAAGACCGCCAAGATTCCTGTCTGGATGCTCTACAAGCCTGACTTCAACTGGCTGCAACAAGGACAAGCCAATTCTCAAATCGCAGAAAGCACTGCTGAGAATCTCGACCTACCTCCGCCCCCTGTCGACAATACCCAACCTTAATTCTATGCGCTTCCTTACCAATGGCCTTTCTGGCCGCGAGCCTCTGCTCATCGACCCGACCAAGGCGAAGGACCACGCTGTCCTCGCCGAGAAGTTCGGCTTCACGGATATGCTCTCGCAGCTCTTCGGCGTGGCCCCCAAGCCCTACATCGTCGACGGCATCGGCGTCATCCCGATCGTGGGTGTGATTGGCAAGGGCCTGACCCCGATGGAAAAGATGATGGGCGCCGTAGACGTGGCCGACATCGCCGACGCTGTGGATGCGTTCGCCGCGTCGCCCGAGGTTAACAGCATCGCCCTGCAAATCTCCTCCCCAGGTGGCACGGTCACCGGCGTCGAAGAATTAGCGAATAAGGTCCGCAACCTCCAGAAGCCTAGCATGGCTTACACTGACTCCGAGATGGCCTCCGCCGCCTATTGGATTGGCTCGGCCACGGATCGCGTCGTAGCGAGTCCCTCCAGCACTGTTGGGTCCATTGGCGTCTACCTCGCCATCCCTGACTTCTCCAAGGCCGCCGAGATGGCTGGAATCAAGATGGTCGTCCTCAAGTCCGGTAAATTCAAGGGTGCGGGCATTGAAGGCACGTCCCTCAACGCCGATCAGGTAAGCAACCTGCAGGCTTCCGTTGACGGCATTCATGCCGACTTCAAGGCCGCCGTGAACGCCAAGCGCAAGATGGTGCAGGCCGACTCCATGGAAGGCCAGACCTTCTCCGGCAAGCAGGCCGCGTCCAACGGTCTTGTCGGTGCCCTCGCTGACTCTTTCTCCGAAGCCCTAGCTAAGTTTGCTGGCTCGACCTCCGCTGTCCCGACCGCCGTCCATGCCTTCGCCAAGGGTGGCAAGGCCATCACGCTTCTCAAGCCCAAGGCCGAAATCGAAGACACTGTCCTCGAGTTACTCTCCCCGCGTCAGCGCGAGATGGTCGACGAGTTGGAAGGCATCGAAGAAACTTTTGGCCCGTTCGACCAGTCCTCCGGTCCTGACGGCGCCCACTACTCCGCCGCATCGCCCTTTGCGGCCACTGGTCTCCTCTGCCAGAACTGCGTCTTTTACCGCGGCCCCCGTGGCTGTGGTCTCGTAGCCGGAGACATCGACCCCAACGGCATCTGCAAGCTCTGGGTCATCCCTGGCGCGCTGATCAAGGAGTGAAAGTTTCCAACCTCCGCAAACTCAAGATGACCATCGAAGAACAACTGCTCGAAGCCTCGGCTGCCCTCTCGGGCCTCACCGCCGAACGCGATGACCTCCGTGCCACTGTCGAGAAACTCACCGTCGGCGCCGCCGCGGAACTCGAGCAGCTGAAGGTTGAAGCTTCCGTCAAGGACGCCTCCATCGCTTCCCTTACCGAAGTCATTAAGACCATCGAAGCCGAAGCCGCAGCCCTCAAGGCCGCCGCCCTCGAATCCGAAGCCTCCAAGATTTCCGCCTCCAAGGAAGCCGCCAAGATCGTGGCCTCCGTCGGAGTGGTGCCGGTCTCCCTCCCTCAGGGCGATGCCGCTCCTGCTGAGGCCGTCAATCATTACGCTGCCTTCATGGCGCTCCCGGTCGGCTCCAAGGAACGCAACGCGTACTTCGAAGCCCATCGCTCGGCCATCATCAAGGCCGCCCTCTAATTTCCCTCAATCCTACCTAACCTAACACATGGCTAACTCCATCTCTGCCGCCCCGTCCGTTCTGTCGGCTGGCGTCCTCTCCACCCTGAAGAACAAGCTGCCCGTCCTCTCGGGTATCAGCTCCGTCTTCTCCGCCCGCCCCGGCTCGACCGGCATGGCTATCCAGGTGCCTCTCATCGGCATCTCGACCGCCACCGCCTTCTCCACCGGCGGCTACCTCACGCAGGATGACGCGACGATCACCTCGTCCACCGTCTCCCTGACCCAGTACAAGATCACCAGCCGCTTCACCCCTTCGAACCTGAAGGACTACGGCGCTGACTTCTTCGTCAACAACTTCGTCCAGACCGCCTCCATCGGTCTCGCCCAGAAGGTCATGGACGTCATCAACGCCCAGGTCACGAACGCCAACTACAGCGTCTCCACCACCTCTGGCGCCGACCTCTCCTACGCCGAGCTCATCGCCGTCCAGAAGACCCTCGACGACGCCAAGGCTCCGAGCCCTCGCTACGCCGTGCTGAACAGCACCTACGTCTCGAACCTCCGCGCTGACACCACGATCGTCGGTAACAACGTCCTAGGTGCTGACATCATCCGCAACGGTGACCTCGGCGTCATCGCCGGTGCCCGCATCTACCAGTTCGCCAACCTCGCTACCAACAGCGAAAACCTCGCCGGCTGGGTCGCTGGTCCGGACGCTATCGCCTTCGCTTCTGCTCTCCCGGACTCGATGGACATCCCGGGCTTCGAAGTCTCGAACGCCGTCGACGCCGACACCGGCCTCGGTGTCCAGGTCCTCGTGGGGATGGAGCAGTCTGGTTTCCTCAACGTGACTGCCACGCTGATGTTCGGTGCCGCTGTCGGTCGCGCCACCTCCCTCGTCCGCCTCAAGACCGCCTAATAGCGGCCAAGGCTACGAACTTAAGGGGCTCAGAAATGAGCCCCTTTTTTGTGCCCCGTTGCCAAAGTCGGCAATGATAGGATGAGCCTCTACGGAACCGAGTTTCTTAACGATGCCAAAGAGATGATCGCGGACTTCGGCGTGGCCGGGTCGGCCAACTCTGGGGCCATCACGTTCCAGTGCCTCATCTCCGACCCCGCCGTGATGACCGTCCTCGAAGCAGGGGGGTATTGTGAGCGGACCCAGTACTCGGTCAGGGTGCCCGCTGTAACGGCCTCCTGGAGCCTCCCAGACGGGTCTAATGGGGCATCGGCGGCCCTACTGTCGGCAGGTGTCCCCATCGCCAGCCTAGGCCAGGGGAAGAAGATTGTCGCCGGCGGGAAGACCGTCCGCATCACGACCCAGACCTACAAGCCCGGGTCGGCATGGATCACGCTCGTCGTCATCGACGATAACCAGTAACCCGCCGTGGTTAAGGTCGTTTTAGATCAGACCTCCGTTAACAAGTTCATTGCGACCTTGCAGAGTTTTGCGGCCAAGACTGGGCAATCGATGCGGGACGCCAGCCTCGAGCAGGCAGCGCTTATCTGCCAAGACGCGGCAACCTTTACCCCTCCTATGCCGAAGGGCGGAGGCCGTGGTCTCTCCAAGGCCGCCCAGACCGCAGGCGATAACGCCGTAGCCGGAGACATCCGCAAAATTTTTGTGGCGGCCAACGACCGTAACTCCAACTCGGCCTCGGCCCTGCTGACCAATCAGCTGGCCTACGCTACCAAGTCGAACGACCTAAGCCTATTTAACAAGGTCATCGGTGGCGGGAAGCTTGAAGCGCTCAAGGGGCTATCCCCTATCATGCGTAAGATTGCTAATGACCAGGACTACGCCCGGGCGTTTGCCAAGGCCAAGAATTACTTCAACACGACCAACCCTGTGAAGACCGACTACGGTCAGGGATTTGTTGGTGACCTCCGTGCCCCGCACAACCGCATTAAGGGCAAGTTCGGTGGCCGCATCGGCAAGAACGTCCGACCGACCAAAATCAAGCTGCTCGTAGAGAGCAAGGGAGACCTGTCCGCTTACATCAAGGAACGGCAGGCTATGGTCGGCATGGTCAAGTCGGGCTGGGCATCCGCCCTCCGATCACTTCCAAAACCCGTCATCAACGGCGTCCCGAAGAACTTTGGCGTCGACCTCCTCAACGTTGCCTGGATTAACCGGCATGCCGTGCGCGGCACTAGTAACTTAGTCGTCGATAGCCAGGTCAAGAGCCTCGAGCTGACGGTCACCAATAGCCTAGGCAACGTGAACAATATCGGCGTGGATGCCTCGGTCATCCCGCTTGTCATCGTTAACCGCCGCAAGCAAATGGGCCTGCGCATGCGTAAGCATCTCAAGGACGCTGCAGCGGCCACCAAACTCAAATAACTTTATGGGCACAAAATCTATCCGCCACATCGTCGAGTCTACTCTCGCGACCTACCTCTCGACCCAGACCGGGCTGACCACCGTCACGTTCCTCACGGGCGACAGCGCGGCCACCCAGACCCTGCCCAAGGCCGTGGTCCTCTGCGAATCTGCCCGGGCCCCTAGCGACCTCCCCGAAGGCGAAGGAAACTTCAGCTGCTCGGTCCGCATCACCCTGTTCTCGAACGCCGACGACACGACCCTCGCCGATCACCGCCTCCGTTGCGCTGCGCTCTCCGGCAATATGCGTGACCTGACCTCCATCAAGGCGGCCTTTGTGGCTACAGGCGACGCTTCCTGCTATGACGTGACGATGCAGTCCGAAGACGAAGGCATCGACGAGCGCTCCTGGGCGACTTCGTTCACGTTCGACCTGCTGGCGGTCTTCCCCGCGTAAGGTTACCAAACCAAGCATATTCAAATGGCCGCCATCTCTAACGGAACGACCTGCCTTTACGGTGTCGCAGGAACTGTCACCAACCTTTTCGTGCAGTCCTATAGCCTGTCCTCCTCGTTCAATGCCGAGGCCACGGTGGTCGACGAGTCCGGCCTGACCAAGACCCATCGCCTCGACGACAGAAAAAGTGAGATAACTGTGGAGGGCGTCTGCAAAACCTCAAGTATGCCTTCCCTCGGCGCCGCTCTCAGCTTCACGCTCAACGCCGCCACGGCCTACCCCGCTGGCTCCGCCTCCGTTTCCTTTGTCGGCACCATCACCAAGATTGACGAGAAGGGCTCCAACAAGGGCTTCACCGCGGTCACCGTGACGGCCATCGACTACGAAGGCATCACGCCTGCCTAATTGACTTAGCCCCAAGTGGGCTACACTAGGCGGAATGGACAAACGGTTCCTCGCTGCCTTCATCGACCCAGCACCCCTTCCGAGGATGTTGGGTCGAACGCTGTACCCTTGGTGCCTCAAGTACCGGGTGCGTCTTATCGCCTTTGACTCTCCCCTGGCTACAGGCTCCCGCGGCGTCACCCCTGCGGACCTGCTCTTTGCCTGTCAGGTATGCGCTGACGAAGAGGTCGGTGGCCGGCTAGGCTGGAAGGACCAGCTACGGATCATGCGCCTGATGCGTAACCCTGCTCGCTTCGAGGCCTATCTCAAGGCCTTCTCCGACTATATCCTAGTGGCCCACTGGCCGAAATTCTGGGATCAAGCCAAGACCAAGTCAGGTGGCGGAGACAAGGGCGTTCCGTGGCCGCTGGCTATCGTGGCCAATCTTATCGCCCACGGCATTGAAGAGAAGCGGGCGTGGGAGATGCCGGAGTGTCAGGCCATCTGGCTTAACTCCGCCCTGGCTATTTCCAAGGGTGCCGATGTTGCGATCATGTCACCCGAGGAGGAAGCCTTCATGGCCGAGGAAGAAGCCAAGGAAACCGCGACGACCGCTTCCAATCCTGCAAAGGAAACGAACTGACGACTATGGCCGACGCAGAACTATCCGCTAAAATCTCGACCACGTCTGACATCCCGCAGGCGATGGATAAGGCGAAAGCGGCCACCACGTCTTTCGCAGCGCAGACAGATGCCATCGGAAAGAAGTTCAGCATGGCCTTCAAGGACATCGCCTTTGCGTTCGTTGCCCCGCTGGTCATTGTAAATAATCTCATCGGCTTCATTACCGATGCTATTGCTAAGGCCAAGCAAGACGCTCAAGAGGGCCTTGCCCTGCTTGCCAAGGGTGAAACGATGTATGCATCTGACGAAGAAAAGAAAGCCGCCAATTTTTTTGCCGCTAAGAAACGAACTGAAGCGGAGCAGGAGTCTGTCATGAAAGGGAAAGCCGAACTCGCTCGTCAATTCATGGACACTAAAGAAGGTAGCAATCTTGCCGGACAGTATGCAAACCGCAAGGGCATCACTGACCCCGAAGGGCAGGCGTTATACTTCAAGACGCTGGCCCATGATAAACAGTTCCAAGCGGAGGCCCTGAAGGCTTTTCTTGCATCGCCAGAAGGCAAAGCATATCAGCCTATTTTTGATAATAAGAAGGATCAGAACTTCAAAGGCCCCGAGGGCTTCTCCAACGTCGTCGGCGTCGGCGCCAACCCGGTGCTTGAAGCGATGAACGAGCAGCTCGAAATCCAGAAGCAGCAACTCGCTGCCCTTCAGGAGATCGCGAACAAAGGAACCTCTCCCACCGACTTCACCAAAGAATCTAAATAACTATGGCACGCGTATCTCAAGGCAACTCTCTCAGCACGGTGATGCTCCAGCCCGGGGCGAAGTTCGCCGATGACGGCTACGGCCTCATCACCGGCACCTGCGTCTTCAAGGCTGACCAGACGGCTTCCATCGGTGGAACCATCACTCGCGGCTCGTCCTGCCCGATTGCTGCTTTCAACTATTGCACGACTCACAAGTATTCCGTGAGCCTGGACAACCTCGGTATTGCGACCTACACCGTGGACTACGTCGGCATCTATCCGTCCTTCGGCACGATGACCGACCCGCAGATCACGGGCTCGCAAGGCCTGACCTCGGAGAACATCACGGCGCACCCAAACTTCTATGTGCTTTATACGGCAGGCGGTTTTTCGGGGGACCCGATTGCCGGAGTCAACGGTCCAGGGATGTCCGGCGGCGTTCTCAGTGCGCCTAAATATACCCCTAAAACAGTCAACAATACGCCCGAGTACGAGGGCAACAACGGTTCGCGCTTCGAGTCCCAGACTGGCGGGAAATTCCTCGGCTTCAAGGTTGCTCAGTACAAGGCTCTCTACGGTAAGACAAACTACCTTGCTCCGACCTCCTCTATCACCGGGCACTTCTATACCACGAGCACGACGGCCATCACCAATCTCCGTGATGCCGTAGGCAAGACCTCCGGGACTGGAACCTTTGCCACCAGTTACGATCTGCTCCCTGCTTACCTCGGTACGTCTTTCACGGTCGGAGGTAAGAACCAGCTGCTTCTGGCTCAGGTCTCCTTCGAAGACTTTGGCAACCTGTACAAGATGCAGTACGAAATCCGTTATAACCGTGACGGCTACGAGCCTTCCGTCTACGCCGCGTCCTGATGAAAATCCAACCCGGAGTCGGCTATACTTTCGACTCGTCCGCCAAGGGCTTCACCTTCGATACGTCGGAGCAGTTCCCGGATAATACGCAGCCCTATCGTCACCCATTTCAGGTCATCAACATCTCCTACGACTCGGCGGGTAGCGCTTGGCTGTTCCAAGTCGTCCCTGGCACGCTGAACAACAATGTCGCCCAGATCGAGGAGGACAGCGTCTGGGTGCTCCTTGACCGCACCTCGGGCGGCATCCCTGACTGGCCCATCTCTGTCCTGACGCCCTTCGACGCGACGACCCATAAGTGCTACATCTACCTCCGGGCTGGCGTGGATGCGACTAGCGGCGCCTTCCCTGGCACCGACGATACCGCGGCAGAGTATCCCCGCATCATTTGCTCGGACGTCGAGCTGGCCGATACTGATACCTACGGCTATATTCTTCTGGCCGTGGCTACAGAGGGCACAGGCCCGGTCTGCACTGTTGTCCAATACGTCACCGGCTCGCTGTGGGGTGACCGCCTGAAGACCGGCACCGACACCGCGCGTTACTATTACGCCCGCATCTAATGGGCTTGGTGATTGGAGAGGGCTTCGGCCCGTCAACCTGGGGAGCGTTGCGGAGCGTCATCTTCAACGGAAACCTTTCGGGCTCTCCTATCGCCAACAGCGGAGATCATAACGTCGAATACGACCACGGCTTCAAGACGACCGCGGGCAACGGCTTCGTGCGCACGGATTACGGCGCCCTTTATTTCGGGGACGTAACGACAGGCCCAAACTTTTACGCCACCGGCTTGACGGCTACACCCCCAAAGAGTGAGTTTGGTTCGGGTTATTATGGCTCCTCCTCGGGTTGCCTTGTGAACGAAGACCGGGCGCAGCTGACTGGGGAGACCGCCGTCCTTGGCACTGGGTCGCTTACGATCACCGCTGACGCCTTTGTCGGGCCTTACTATCAGAACTACTCACTCTACTCAGCCACTGAGACCTTGACCTCCATCGGCAAACTGACCGCCTTCTAACGCCCCACCC